TATGCTGAATTTAAACTAAGTGAAGACAGATTAATAAGTGTATTTATTTTATTATGATCTGCTTTCCCTGGATTAAACTTTCTTGCTATAAATTTAGTTGGCATATATTTATGCTTATATTTAGTTTTATTATCTTATTTATTATTATACAAAAAAATGAGTCATATGTTTATCTAAACATACAACTCATTTACAAAATTAAACAATTAAAAATTCTATATTATGAAATATAATCTAAAAATGTGGAGATGGTGGTACTCGAAACCACGTATTACTAACTTGTCAATAATAAACTATCTACGTGCGTATGTCTTTATTAGTTTTCATTTATATCTGTGTTATTAGAGTTAAATAGTTTAATGTCATAATCACTCTTATTGGACAATGAATAAGTATATGTAAGAGTTTTATTTAACAGAGATTATCACTCTTACGAACTCTGTGACAATGCTCAAACTTACCGTGTAAGGAGCAAATGCTTCAATGGGTGTATATTACCAATCCTATCAGGATTAAGCTGCCATACGAAATTCTATTTCGTCGTCATTTAAATTTATTTGCTAAGTTTCTTTGTATTGCTACAAAAGGCTATTAACATTCCTACACGATTTATTACCACATAATTAATAAGCAAATCCAAATTCATCCCCTTAATTATATTATTTATATATAAGAAATATAAAATAGTTTACTTTTTCTTAGAATTTTTTCCTGTTTTATAATACCGTTCTAATTTTCTTTTTAAATCTCTATTTATATTTGTTAAATTCTTATAATCCCTTGCTAATACATCTAGTTGATAACTTAAATTATCTACTAACTTCGCATATTTAGTTGCTTCTTTCCATCCTGAATCACCATAATCATTAATTGATTTGATATAATTTTCATATGATTCATTTAATTTCTTATTATCTTCCCGTTCTTCAATAAGAAAATTCGGAAAAAATATTGCATCTATTATATTATTAATATATGTTGAAAATTTCATATTAAAATTATTTTTAAGATTATTAATTAAACAAAAACAGATAATTGTAAATGTTTTGAAAGTAAATCTCCAAATACATTCATGGGAACTGTTTTATATAATTTATCATTAACATATACATCTACATAATTTGCATAATGAGATGATACATTAAGTTTATTCTTACCATTCTCTAATACAGAAATAACGCCATATATAATATCACCTTCATGAACATCCTTCAAATAATTTGTCTTTATATGAATTCGTTCAACTTTATATTTAAGTGTTGCTAAATTGATATTACCATTATTTGGCGCCGTATTTATTGCGTTCCATTTTGCTTTTTTATTTGCTGATTTTTTCTCTTCATTTTTATTATATTCAGCAATAGCATCTTCTTCTTTTTCAAAACACCGAATTTTAAGTCCACTTGATTTAAACTTTGGTGTAAGTAAATAATAATCATCTGGAATTCTTGTCCATCTTGATGTATTATCTATAACATTTACAACTGTCCAATTATCTGAAGATAAAGAACTTTTAATAGCATTTCCGGTTAAATCATATTTTGGTAATTCTTTATTAATTTTTACAAATGCAATGCGTCTTCCATTAATATCACCATTTGTATATTTAGATACAGGATTTAATGTATAAAATGATTTACATTCTTTATCAAAAATATCTTTCTTAATAAGAAATCCATATGCAGATATATTAAAATAACTATTTTCTGTATTAAAATGAGTTATTCTAAGATTTGTATTATCTACAAAATATTCGTCTGGAATATTATATGTAGATTTTTCTTTATTATGTACAAATATATATGATTTAGCTTTCATAAAATTCTATTTTTATATTTAACAATTCAAAGATACATAAAATATTTTAATTAAAAAAGTCGAGACTAAAAAATAATCTCGACTTTATATTTCTTAACAATCTTCAACCTGTGTAATAGATACCTTATTCAAAATATCCTGCCAATTCATTACAAATTGAAGGTTAAATAAATTATCTTCTATTAATTGCATACTATTAATTCTCTTTACTTCATTATATAATGCTTCTGCTTCTTTTGCATTATTAATCATTCTTATTGCTAAGTCTGCAATTTCTGTATATTCATTCTTCAATATATCTTCCTTATTCATTAAATCATCTCACTATTATTTTTAATAGAATAAGACATCTTATATATTACTTTTCATCCGGTAAATAACTAGAAAATTGTTTTTGAAGATGTGTTAACATATTTTTAATTTTAGTATCTCTAATATATGAATCTCCAATAACATTATATTGTCCTAAAATCAAATCTATATAATTAACAACTGATTTAGCGTCATACTTATCAATAACCGAGTATAATCCAATCTTTGGAATTTTCACTTTATCCTCATATAACTTACAATCATTCTCATTATTAAATACTCTACCATCATCTGCGTAATATTCTGTCTTAATAATTGTCTTCTGCTTCATAATTCATCAAATCTTTAAAATATTACTTTACTTATGTTTGTTGCCCCACCAGGATTCGAACCCGGACAAATAGATTTCGTACTACATTTACTTTTACATAAACAACCATATTAAAACTAACTTAGGTTTTGTAGTCTGGACTATTTCATTATCATATTCATATAGAACTTAGATATTCCGTATATAGTCTCTGCGCCATTTATCAAATATATTTTATATTGAATTTAGTAAGTCATCGCCAAATTAAATATTTCTATTTAAAAGGTTTCTGTTTATTAGCGGAATTTTCATTTATATGTTTCCATATAAAGCTCCTATTTAAAGAGTCTACTGTGCTTACCATTACACCATAGGGCATTCTACATCTTAATTTACATATCTAAAATATATTGCTCATCATATCCGTTAATTATATAACGAACAATATATTTATTTTACCAATTATATTTTGTTTCTAACACAGGCTTACCATCATCACCTATTACAATAGGATATTTAGGTATTCCATTTAACAAAACAACATTATCCATCCATTCTTGAGTACAATATTTTAACCCGGTTTTTGTTTCTTCATTCCATTTAGAATTTTTAAAAAATTCATTTTTATCAGGTTTATTCATACCATGTGTAAAACCAATATGTGTATAATTTGTAATAGGATCCCAATATACAACTTTAGTCCAATTATCAAATTCATTGTTATTATCTTCTGGTTTTACTTTCTTCTGTGTTTCATCAAATTCTCTAAGGATTTCAATATCATTCTCTGTAATCTTCATTCTCTTTAATTTCTTCGGAAGATTATTGGTATAGCACTTTTGTCCTTTATATAAGAATTCTATCATTTAAATCTTATGTATATTTTACATAAGAATGTTAAAAAAGTCTTAAATATTTTTAAATTTATTTTAATTAATTTTGATAATTAAAAAATAACTTAATTAACATTCATTATGTATTTTATACATAATTATATTAATAAAGTCTAAAATTATTTTGATGAAATTTTATTATTTATTAACTTTTCTGCATGTTCATAAATAGATACCATATTACTACCCATTTCCATATATAACTTTCTGAATTCTCCTTCTGTTAAATATTTAACTTGAAGATTTTCAAATTCATGAATATCATAATGAATTTGTCTACATCCATCTACTTCTTGCCATATATTATCCAAATATATAGTTGCATCACTATATCTAAATGTTAATCCTTCAAGATATACTTGGTATCTATCTCTACCACCATCATTTGTAACGAACTGATTAACTACATGCATATATACTGGATTATCATAATCTCGTTCTTTTGATAACCTTACATATTTACCTCGCAAATCCTTATTAGATATAACTGCTTCATCTCTTAATTTACGATATTCATATGCTTTATTATATAAAGCATTCATCATATTCTCAAAATACTTTATATTTTGAGAATTATCTGCTTTATTTATATATTGTTGTAATTCCTTATTCATTGTATTATTTCATATAATTTACTATTATTCATCTTATATATAAATTCATTACATATATCTTGCGTAATTGAATCAATAGGTACGAATATATCATTTATATTATAATTTATTGTAACTGTTTTTGGTAAACCTCGATTTATTTCCCATGCATGTTTTTGCTTCCTATCATTAATATATTCTTTTATTTCTTTTTTTGATTTAATATTCATCATAGGAAATGGATAACGATATAACATTTCGTCCTCTGACATATAATCTTTGAACGATTTATTTTCAGGGTCTGAATATATCTCATAATAATCAGTTTTAGACCAAATTCTAACAGTTTTTGAAAATGGTAATATTTTTTTATCTATACAATAATCAATAAATGTTCTTATATTTGTAGGATAATATAATTCTGGTAATTGATATTTGTTTCCATTATTATCATTAAAACAATATAAACGTTTTTCTTTTTGTAATTCAATTTTTTGAGATTTACCTTTTATTAAATCTTTATTGATTTTTAGTCCTGGTATAGATATGAATATACATTGATCATCACTCCAGCATTCAATAAACTTATTTTGTTCCTCTAATTCTTTATTTTTAATATTAGAATACATTACATGTTTATAGTCACCTTCTAATTCTCTTGTTTGACGTGCGTATAATTTAAAAATACCAAAGTCTACCATTATAATTCTAAATGTAAATGGACCACCTTTATAATCTTTCACTTCTTTATCATATTGTTTTATCACTTGAATATAATATTTCCATTTATCATTGTCTAATGTTTCTTTTAATACAAAATATCCTATATTAACCTTTGCGAGTTGTTCACAATTAGGAACAAATTTATATATATCAAATAATCTATCTAACTCCCATGAATATTTACCATCTATCCATTCAGTATCATTAATATCCGGTATAGTCTTACCAAATTTTCCTATATCGTTTTTAAAAACTTTAAGATAATCTCCCATAGATTTACATTTCCAATATGGTTTTATGGTATTAATTTGTTTTTGAGATGAGTGTAAGGAAATCACCCATCTCAACCACTCATTTATATCTATTATTTTATCATTCATTAATTCAATCCTGTAATTTTTCCATCAACATAATCTATTTTCTTTGCTGCTGGTTCTTTTGGTAAACCAGGCATTCGCATCATATTACCTGCAATAACAACTAAAAATCCAGCACCTCTATTAATTTTAATTTCATCAATAGTAAATGTAGTATCATGTGTTGGCACTGGCAATACTGATGGATTATCTGAAAATGAATATTGTGTCTTTGCCATACAAATAGGATATTCACTAATTTCCTGAATTAATTCATCCTTATAATTCTCATATGTCTTATCATATTTCTCAATAAACTTTTCAGCCTTATATGAATAACGTATATTATCTGAATTTATACCATAAATATTTTCACAAAGATCTGAAATCTTATCTTTTATATTATCATATTTTTGATATGCCCAATTTGGAAATGCTATATGCTTCGTATTATCAATGGTATCAATAACTTCTTGTGCTAAATTTAATGCTCCATCTCTACCATCTACATAGCATGTATTCTTAATACACTTTACCTTTCTACTCTTACAGAAATTCTCAAGAATTATCTGTTCATTTCGCGTATCTGTATCATATACATTATTAGTGACAATAATCTTATAACCAAATGTATTAAGTGCATTCAAATGTTGATCAAGGTTCTTGAGTCCTATCTCAAGTGATCTTGTATCTTCCTTTGTTATATCTTTACAACCACCTTGATTTTTCAAACCTGGAATAGCCACAACCAATACAATAACATCTGGTGAAAAACCTGCAGTTCTACATTTAATATCAATGAATTTTTCAGCACCAAGGTCTGAACCGAATCCTGCTTCTGTTACAACATAATCGCATAATGACAATCCCATACGTGTTGCGATAACTGAATTACAACCATGTGCAATATTAGCGAATGGACCACCATGAATAATAACAGGATTATTATAAAGACTCTGTACTAAATTAGGTTTAATCGCATCTGATAACAATGCAACAATTGAACCGGTTATTCCTAATTCTTTACAATACATAAAACTACCATCTTCTCGCTCTGCAATGATAATTTTATCAATACGTTTACGTAAATCATCTATATCATATGCCATGCAAAAAATTGCCATCATTTCTGATGCTGGCGTAATATCAAATCCTGTTTGAATAAGTTTTCCATATCGCTGTGTTGTGTAAATAGTTCTAAGAGACCTATCATTAATATCTAAACAGCGTCTAAATGTAATTTTCTTTATATCTAATTCTTTTTCTGGATTATGATAGAAATAATTATCGATTGCAGAAGCAATCATATTATTTGCTGTTGTAATTGCATGAAAATCTCCCGTGAAATGAAGATTAATCTTATCCATTGGTACTACTTGTGAATAACCACCTCCACATGCGCCTCCTTTCATACCAAAACATGGTCCAAGAGAAGGTTCTCTCAATACCGCAATGGAATTTTTCTTTAATTTCTTAAGTGCATCATTCAATCCTACACTTACAGTTGTCTTACCAATACCAGATTTAGTAGGACTAATTGAAGTTACAAGAATAAGATGTTTATTTGCACATTCCATTCCTGATTTTAAATATGTCAATGGAATTTTACCCATATAATTACCGTACTGCTCAATATATCCATTTTTTATACGATCATCATAAGGAACAAGTTTTTCAAATACATAATCAATACTTTGAAGTTGTGCACTCTGCGAAATTTCAATATCTGTTTTCATCATTGTCATAAATTAAAAATATTATTAGTTAAAGATTATATAAGAAAATATATAAAAAGTTATAGGTGATTAACTATAATTTGCTAATCACCTATAATAATATTTAATTAATCAATAAAACTTTCACATCCTAACTTCTGCCATTCTGTATCTCCATTTAATTCACCAGATTTAAATCTTTCTACAAATGGACAAACATCTTTACCATCGTATTCTCTAGATTCATATAATCTATCTCCAGGAAAATTATCACAATTACAACAAAAATCTTCAAACCTATATGGATGTTCTTTTCTATCAAGATATTCATCAACTTCTTCTTGATCTTCCTTTGTAAGTTTTCTGTTTTGCATTTTTCTCTTATGTTCTTCTGTAATATCCAAACGTTTATTATCAGTCATAACAGTTCCTGTATTTTTAACTAATACACCAAAATGATCCTTCGTAAAATCTTGCCATGATGTAGCTCTATGTTCTTTCATTTCTCTAATACATTTTGGTTTCTTTTTCTTTACAGGAGAAATATAATTCCAAAATACATGTGAATTCCATAATTTCTTTAAACGAGAAATCCACTTTTTCTTTTGACGATAACGTCGTTCACCACGATCCATGCTTAAATAGATTTAATTTTGAATTATAAAGTTATTATAAAATATATTATTCCTAAAATTAAAAATAATATAATTACCTATATTATTGCTTTCAAATGTATATTTGTTTCTTTACTCATATTTTAAACATAAAATGATTTATATAATTCTACACATTCTGGATGTACAGGTTCATATGTAAATATTCCTTGTGGATGATTAGGATCTTGAAAAAATCTATATTTTATATTTTGATACTTATATAAATCAATTTTTAATATATCTATTTTTAACCCTTTTTTCGTTACATATTTCATAACAGAATTTATATATTTTCCATTAGGTTTATATAAAAATTTTGCTTGTGAAATTAATGATATATCAGGTTTATCTATAAGATTTGATGG